TTTGAAATGCTTTATGGAAATCTAAAATCGCAAGAAACAATCAAGTTTTGGTCTACTTCATTCCTTCGTGGTACAACTCTTGATAATGCTATTATTATTGTCGATGAGTTTCAGAATTTAAACTTCCACGAATTAGATTCAATCATCACTCGTGTTGGTGAAAATACTAAGATTATGTTTTGTGGTGATGCTACTCAGTCTGATTTACAAAAGACAAATGAAAGGAATGGCATTAGTGACTTTATGAATATTTTAAGAAAAATGGATTCCGTTGACATTATTGAATTTGAAGTTGATGATATTGTTCGTTCTGGACTAGTTAAAGAATATATTGTTGCAAAAATGGAGGCAGGTTTTTGACATTTAATCATATTGACTTGAATTTACCCCAACTCGAAAGAGAAACAATTGATGGGGTAAGATATTATAAAGTTCCTGATAATGAAGAATTAATCAAACTTGTTTCTATTACTTCGGTCACCAGTCATAAAAATCGTCAGTTTTTTGCTGAGTGGAGACAAAAAGTAGGAGAAGAGACTGCTAATAAAATTACAAAGCAAGCTACCAGTCGTGGTACTGATATGCACACCCTTTGTGAAATGCATTTAAAAAATAAACAATTACCAAAGGATATTCTACCGATATCTCAGATATTGTTTGGAATTGCTAAACCATATTTAAATAATATAAATAATATTCATGCACTTGAAAACTCTCTATACAGCAAAGTTCTTGGAATTGCCGGAACAGTAGATTGTATTGCGGAATATAATCAAGAATTAGCAATCATTGATTTTAAGACTTCTAAAAAACCAAAACCAGTAGAATGGATTGAACATTATTTTGTTCAATGTGCTGCATATGCTTGTATGTTATATGAACTTACTGGTATAATGGTAAAGAAATTTGTAATTATTATGGCTTGCGAAAATGGAGAATGCGTCGTTTATGAAGAGTATGACAAATCAAAATACATCAAATTACTCACCGAATATATTAGAGAATTTGTTAGAGATAAACTTCAAGAATATGAATGATAACCTCAAGGATGAATTAAACAGCAAATTTTTGTGCTCTCAAAAGTTTGCTCAAGATATAGAAAAAATTGTAAAAAATTCAAAAATCAATTATATTGATGCAATAGTAACATATTGCGAAGAAAATAATATTGAAATTGAAACAGCATCAAAATTAATTTCAAAACCATTAAAGGAAAAAATTAAAAATGATGCTATTGAACTGAATTTTTTGAAAAAAACTACTCGTGCTAAATTACCACTGTGACTCCATTTGATGTATATAAAACTTACTTAGCATTTAAAAATCATTTTACAAAAGAAAATTACGATTACTTTAAGTATTGTGGAAAGTCCAGAGCATCTCTGGACTCTTTTCACAAGAGGAAAGATAGGTTTTTCTTTGAAAGAACTTCTAGACAGAAGAGTGATGATGAAATCAAAGCATATTTTGTTGCAAATTTTGTTGAATGTAATGACCCACAATCACTTTGGATTGGTGAAATTATTCGTAGTGGAGAAGAAACATATACTAATTGGTTAAAAAAATCTCAGAGTCTTTTTTATTTGTTTAAAACTGAATGTGAAGTTTTTATCCAAAAAGATAATTTTGAAAAACTATTTGAGATAAAAAATAATCAACATCCAGAAATCCTCAAAAAATATTTTCAAAAAGCAGTTAGTTTAGAAACAATGGTAATATTAGATATGATATTGGGTTATGTTAAAAAGTTTGATAAAAAAATAACAGACCCAGTGTGGGAAACCGTCAGGTTAAGAATTATAAAATACAAACCATTTCTAAATATTGATGTAGCAAAATACAAGAAAGTTCTTCAGGAGATTGTGTTATGAGTAGATTTTTTGATTCGAAACAAGTCAGAGAATCTTTACTTGAGTTGGAAGAACTTCAGCAGAGTATTTTTGATGAATTATTTTCTCTTCCTTTCTTTGACTTAAAACAAAAAAAAGAACATCTTGATAAGATGAAACTTTTTTTAGAAAAACAAAAAAATTTTGTTTTTAGATTATCACTTTCTGATGACCCAGAAGCAATTGAAATGAAGAATAGAATTCTGGATTCTGCCAAAATGTTTGGATTGAAGCCAGGAGACAATTTAAATGTTTTCTTTGAACAAATGGAAGAATCAATCCAAAACCTTGAAAAAATACTTGACAAATAACTTGATTCTTGCTACAATTAATACGTACAATACGTCTCAATACTACTAATACGGAGAATACGAATGTCTTTTGCTGATCTTAAAAAGCAATCCAAGATGGGTTCTTTGACCGAGAAACTCATCAAACAAGTTGAGAAACTTAACGATGGTAGTTCCAAAGATGATGATAGGTTTTGGAAACCCGCAATGGATAAAGGAGGAACTGGTTCTGCAGTAATCCGTTTTCTTCCTGCCCCTGAAGGATCTGATCTGCCTTGGGTGCAAGTTTGGTCTCACGCATTTCAAGGACCTGGCGGATGGTTGATTGATAATTGTCTTACAACTCTGGGACAAAATTGTCCTGTTTGTGAGAAGAATCGTGTTCTGTGGAACTCTGGTTCTGATAAAGATAAGGAAGAAGCACGTAAGCAAAAACGTAAACTTTCTTATTTTGCAAACATTTATGTTGTAAAAGATCCTGCAAATCCAGCAAACGAAGGAAAGGTTTTTCTTTATAAGTTTGGTAAGAAAATCTTTGATAAGATTACTGCTGCGATGCAACCAGAATTTGATGATGAAGAACCAATCAATCCTTTTGATTTTTGGAAGGGTGCCAACTTCAAACTAAAATTGGTGAAGAAGGATGGGTATTGGAATTACGATAAGTCTGAATTTGCAGCACCTTCTGCGCTTCTTGACGATGATGATGAACTGGAATCAATTTACAAATCACTTAACAACTTGAATGATTTTGTTGCCCCAAGTGAATTTAAGTCTTATGAAGATTTGAAGAAACGTCTTGATTACACTCTTGGTCTTAAAGGAACTCCTAAGTTCCAAGACCCTGAGACAATTGATGAGGAAGAAGAAGTTGAAGTTTCAGTTAAGCAATCTGTTTCTTCTCGTTCTTCAATTTCTTCCAATGAAGATGAAGATGAAGATGATGCACTATCATACTTTCAAAAACTAGCAGAAAGTTGATAATAAAAAGGAGGTTTTAAAACCTCCTTTTTTTATACCCCTGTTATTTTTGGATTATATCCACGTTTAGTTGTTTGATTAAGATACTGTGATGACTCACTGTATCTCATAATATTTTTCATATCACTTATGAATATTGAAATGTATTCTGGTTTTAATATTAAAACAAGTCTCTTTTTTTCATTTTCATCAACTTCATACTCATAATTTGTAACTGCTTTGAAACTATCTTTAACCGATACTATACTTCCTGTAGGTGTGATTATTTTAGTATTTTGTTTTTCTGTAGTTATTTTAACTTTTATTCCTGGTAATGGTGCTTCCATTTTTATTTTTATTTAGGATTGTGGTAAAAATCTAAAGACAGGAACAACTTTTCCATCTTGAAGTTCTCCAACAATTTCATACAATGATGCATCCAATGCAACATCATTATCAAAAATAACATCTCCTACTTGTATAGTTGTAGATGCATTATCTCTTCTAATTACAGAAAAACTTCCACCCCAACTATTAGGCCAATTAGATAAAGTATTTGTGATTGTAATTTTAGTATCTGAATCTCTTGCTTTTACTTGTAAGAATGATCTATTGGTCTCAATGTCTTTTACTATAGCATCAGTATTTTCATTTGTTACATTATTTCCAAAAACACGAACAAATTGATTTAAATTAATTGTAATTATATTTGTTGTATATTCATTTGGAAACTCAGATAAGTTGTAAGCAATATCTGCTGCATTTGTCTCAAATGATAATGTTTTATCTGGATCAACTTGTAAACCACCAGGAATAATTAATCTATCAAAATCATCTCTGACTTCTATAGTTTCATAATGATGAACTTGTTGCATTGTTTCTTCATCACCGTATTTGTCTAACAAATAATTATAAAAACTATTATTATCTAAAGGCCATTCATCGTTTAAATTTATAATGTTATTTGTGATTAATATTACCCAATCAAGAGTAGAATCCCCATAGACTTTCTGAGCAATTTGATCGGGTCTTTCATTATCTACTATTTGGTAGTATTCAAAAGCAGTGACTGAATTGCCAATATCTTCTCTAAGTTTTGCTCTTTTAAATAGATTTTTTGTTACCGTATAGTCATCATTAAAAGATTGATTTGGAAAATTTGAGACGTACTCAAAGTTGGGAAGTTCTCTAAAGTATGGCATATTAGTATCCTATATCATCGTCTGTGATTTTGGTATAATCATTTGATAAATCATAATTGTCATTTTTAAAGATATTATCTTGATAATCACTTTCATATATGGGTTCAATTTCTTGAAATCCTAAAGACATTGTGTAAGAAACTGGTTGTCCTTCTTCATATGCTGACCACTGACCATCAGGAGCATAATTTACAGATACTCCTTGAAGAGCACATAGTTTAAATTTATTTACTCCAGATATTGGTTTTTGGTTTACTGTTTTATATTCTAATTTAAATATATTTGGAGAACCGAGAAAGACTGATCTATATCCGGCTCCTTGTGTTGCATTAAGTTTTCTTGCAGCACTTCCTTGCTTAAAGAATCTGATGATTCTTCTTACATCTGCTGCCTCTGGTTCACTTCTTGGACTAAAACGATACGCAAACTGGAATTGACGGAGAGTTGGACCTCTGAATAAAAGTTCGAGATTTGAATTTGGAACTATTCCAGCTCCTCTTGCCAAAATACTTTCGGGAGAAACATTAAATTGAGCATTTTTTAATACTAAAGACATTATTGCTGCTTTTACATCTGGATTATTTAAATCATATCCACCTGCTGCTGCCAATATTGCTGCTTGATTTATTGCTCCAGTAGGTAAATTCAAACTACCTTTTTTTTGTGCAAGAGCATTAGCAAGTCCAACAAGAGCTTGTTGGATTCCAACAAACCCTAAGTTATTTCCTACATAACCAGTAGCTGCCATTGTCATATTATTCATTCTATCATCTCCCCATTCTACATTATTAGAATCAGATATCCCTGCAGGAATTGGGAGAATAACAGACCCAATTGAATCTTTTAATAGTGCGCTATTTCTTTGTACTCCTCCAGTAAATATTCCAACAAATCCTTTTGCCTCAAAAAGATCTTCAAGTGGAGCACGATATCTAAACATTGTAATGTGAAGGGTATCTTGTTGATTTTCAAGAATATCTTTTGGATACTTTAAAATACCTTTAAATAATTTTTTTTCGTTTGTACTTTCAAAATTTTTATAATCCTTTAGATTAAGTCCAGGATCGAGAAAATTTCCTTGTCCCGGTGGAGCAGAGAGTGCTGATCCTATTCCGGGCAATGCTGATGCTATTCCTGGTTGTGCTCCTGCAGCGGCATTGTTAACAATAAATCTTCCTTGATTTTGTGGTTGTGCAGCAGCATTAATTTTATTTCCTTTTGCTGACCCTCCTAAAGTTTGATATGCAGCATATGCTTTTTTGTTTATATCAATTGATAAATCTTTTGCTAGTTGTGTGGGTTTGTTTAGATCCCCATCCTCAAATAATTTTGGATCTCTTACCGCATCACTAGTCCAGCTTCCATTTTTGAAAAATATTGCCAACCCAATCCCAACGTCGTATCCAAGAGCACTTTTTTGTTTTAATTCATAATCTCCAGTATCAGGATCGTATCTTATACCCAAAAGACCTGGACCTAAAGGTCCTAATCCTGGTTCATAGTATTCGTCCTTTAATATTTTATACCCCATTTATGGTGCGTCCCAAACTTTGGTTTTAAATACTGGTTGTCCTCGTCTATCCACAAATTTCTCCGTTGGAAGTAAAGATACTCCTGCCCATTCTCCTTCAGGCACTTTAAAGAAATCACTCATTACTCCAGAGAAGAGATATTTATGTAAAGTTTTCTTGGGTGCATTTACAATACCTGATTTATTTAGATAAGAATTTGCAACTGCTTCACGATATTTTGGTGTCAGATAATGAAGGTTTGAACCTAAAAAAGAACCTTCTCTTGGATTTACCTCAATGATATAAGATAGTGGATGCATATCCCAATAATCATATCTTTGGGGATACTTGGCACTATACATAAAAAACACTAAATCACCAGGAATTATAAATCCAGTATCTAATTGATTAATATTTTTTTCTTTATATTGTAATAGTGAGTTCATTAAAGAATTCACATACCAACTGGTACTTTTATATTTTCCTCCTGCTTCTTTTATAATTTCTTCTGCTATCATATTTTTATACCTAATTCCTTTTCTGTTAGCACACGAAATTCATAATTTCTGTCTGCACAATATTCTCTTGCTGCTTCCCATTTTGCTTGATTGACTGCCCAAGTTTTTACTGCATATGCCCAAGATTTTGTTTTTCTTTTTGGATTTGTTTCTGGCATTTTTAAATCTTTTTGTGGTTTAATTTCTACAACCAGATGTCTATTATTTCCATTTTTGTCTTTATATTTAACGAAAAAATCTGGAAAGTATCTGTGAATCTTATTATCAATTGGAGAACGATATGGAATCCAAAATTCTTCAGATTTCCAACCATTTACACTTTCAGTTAGATCACAATATTGCATAAACTTCAATTCATATGATGACCTATAAACTATGTTTGTTGGGTCACCATTATATTTTTCTGGGTTTTGTGGTCTATATTTTCCTTGCCTATACTTACTATCTTCTTTACGAGGCATACATATTATATAATCTTAATCGTATTTATAAATGGCAGCTGAAGGACAAAGAGCAGGACAACCTGAAATTGGACCTTTATATACGAAGATGACGACTCCTACGGGAGAACTTCCTGGTGCGTTGGATATTTTTGGGAAGTTATCTCTTACGAGTCAATTTAAAGTATCATTGCACCTGACTGATAATAATGATACTCAACTGATGGGATGGTTAAGAACTGCAGGAATTACCAATGATGTACGAGTTTCAAAGTTGTTTGATTTTTATTGTGCAGAAACTGCACTTCCTGGTGCAACATTTGATGTCACAGAGGAAATTGGTTCATATCAAGGAGTGATAGAAAGATTTCCAACTAAAAGAGTTTATCCAGATGTCACAATGACCTTTTATGTTGATTATGATTATAAACTCATTCGTCTTTTTGAAGAATGGATGAATTATATTAATCCACTTTATACAAATTATGGAGAAGTGCAACCAAATCCAAAGGGTCAAGGAGATGTCAAAAATACCCCAGACTTTTTTAGACTAAGATATCCATCATCCTATAAAAGAATTATATCAAT